TGCCCCCTTATGACCACTGTATACATTGTGTTGGTATTCGCGTTCGGGAGTCCTATCGGTAGTAGTAAATGCATCACTGGTTTCTAATATTTGCGCAATTCCTGACCACTTACTGCCTGGCACGCCTGTAAAAAATATTCTATTTGGTAATCTCATGTTTTTTGTGTTCGTGTGAATACTTAAATGTATGTGGCAATGCCCATAAATTTATAGGCGGAAATGCAATCATTGGCCAACGTTCTGTGCTTATTTGTGTGTTATGGATTACTTTTTGTGTATTTGCTAATGTCATGATGCTCCTTTATATATTCAACTGCGGCAATGTGTGCATCTTCGAGCGGATGCCCATCTTTTTTACCTAATTTAAACTCATTATGTACTGCCCACTCGTAAAACCCCATGTTATTAAACCATACGAAATCATCTTTAATTTCGTTTTGTAGGTTAGCGATATAATCGGGACAGTGATGCAATTTATCAAATGGCAGTGTATCTATGCTAGTCATAATAAATGGAATGTCTTTACTAGTTAACGTAAGATAAACTAGAGTCATTAATTTCAACGTTTCGAATTTATTCCATAATTCAGATTGTAGGTATTTAAAATACAATTTAGAAAGATGACTTTTATCAGCGTTGTTTGGCATGAGTGTTTTCCAATGGTCATATTGTGTGTCGATATGTACTTCAGACGCAGTATCTGCTAATTTTATTTTATTTAATAATTCCTCTTCGGCACCACTATTAAATACATCCCATCTATCTATCCATGTCCAATTTATAATAACCAAATCGTCTTTGTGTATGAAAGGTAAAAATTTAAAAAAACGCCTAGATATTGATGAGTTTGAACATCCCGGTTGTGCAAAGCATTTATATTCCATATTATTAGCATCCGCATATAATGCGGGCCATGTATGGTTACTATAACCAGCGTCCCTTGTTAATGCTTTGTGGTTAAAGTCAGCATCACTGAACTTACCAATAGGCGTGTTTGAATGATGATATTTTTTATATTTGTGAAATCCATGTGGTGTTTGCAATCCATCTGAAATATCATCTTTTAATTCAGACCCCCACGTAAAACTGTCGCCAAAGGCAATTAAATTATTCATGTGGTTATTTAGCAACGCAGAAGTTTACTAAATAATATTTGCTTGTTGTTGGATTAAGATAATGTCTTTATCTTTTTTGTCGTAGATTGATTTAGTTTTTAGACCTGCTGATTCACGCATAGTGTTAATGTCTGCTTCTTTATGTATTCTGTATTCTCTTGGACTAAGAAGTAATCTTGATTTTAAGTAATCAACATCAAAATCCATTTCACTGCCATCGTACTTAACTGTCCAATCATTCACTTCGAACTCAGTTAAAGACGCTAAATCTTTAACAAGTTCTTCTATTTGCTTAGGCAATGATGTTCTGCGCTTGACTTCCACGTACACTAAGTAACGATTTGGTTTAATTTCACCAGGGCTACGGTCTGCATCTAGTACAAAGTCATAACCTTTTTCAAACCATTCAACTAAATCATCTGCCACTTTACTGTTCTTTGTATAAAAACTAACAGTAGCAATATCATCGTCATTGCCCATCTTACTAACGAACTCGTCGATATGTACAGTAGGTTTAATTAACCCAACCATGTCTTTGTGATTCAATCCTTCGTTTATGTTCATGCTATGTCTCTTGCTCTGTATCGGCAGTATTTAAGTCTTGTTCATACGCTAAATTCAAGTCTTCTAAGTCGATATCTTGCCCTTCTAGTTCAGTACTGCCTGTTTGGATGTCTGTGATTAAATCTTTCGGCATTGTGATTTCAACTAACCAAACGTCTTTCTTAATAATCTTTGGTTTTTTAGTACCTTCGCGAAAATCTTCAGGTCCTTTCATTTTGACAGGAATCTGCATTGTTGATTTTTTGTACTTAACTGTGCAGTCGAATGGAAGTAAACGCTTAGCACCACGTGGGTCAGGCATATTATCTACTAACCAAAGAAAAGTGCAAGACACTGTATAACGTCCAATAGTTGGTCCTTGTACTAACTCACCTAAGTCCCAATTTTTGAATGCATATATATCTACTTCATCTAACACACGTTCAAAATCAAGCAAGGAGTTTACACTTCCGTCACTTAAATACAGGTTCTTAATTGTCTTTGATACTTGCCAGTAATCGATGTCACTGTCTAAAAAGTTCTTTTTCATGTATCTATTTATACATTTTGTAAAGGAACTTTTAAGTTGTCAACTCTACTAACGTAGCACTTAGATTGATTTCAGGGTCGGCAACAAAACTATGATTCACTAACCCATTTCGTATTGCCAAAATTGCTTGGTCTTTTTGCTCATCAGTATCGCCAAACAAATCAAGATTGTCATACAACCATCTGTACACTTCTTCCATGGCATCGGGTCTGACACTAGTACACAGCAACTGCCTTGCTTCTTTAATCTTCCCTTGTTTGAACATGTCAACAGCACTTAACTTATAATCTTGTGTCCCCCCTTCGTCGCCTTGGGGTGATGCTAATGTCCCACCATTGCTATTCATTTGACACATATTAAGACATTTGCGTAAGTCTGGGTATGTCGCTTTAATATAACTATCGAGTACATCCAAATCGAACTCAACGTTTTCGTCAATTAGAACTTGTGCAATCCTTGAAGTGAAATCAGTCTTGTCCACCTTTTCAATATGAAACCCTTGGCATCTACTATGTAGTGCTGGGATGATTTTATTTGGGTAATTGCATGTTAGAATGAATCTTGCATTGGATGCATATGTTTCCATAACACCACGTAGCGCGGCTTGACCATTGGGTGATATATAATCTGCTTCATCCAATAGTACCACTTTAAAATCACCAAACGACATAGTACCAACAAAGTTAGTAATCTTCTCTCTAATGACATCTACGCTGTTCTCACGACTAGCATTTATCTCGAGTGTGTCAAACTTATTAACACCTAATGAATTGATTAGTATCTTCGCTAATGTTGTTTTACCAACACCCGCTGAACCACTGAAAAGAAGATGCGGAATCGTACCATCATCTATCCAACTCTGTACTTGCTTGCGTTGGATATCGTCTCTAAATACATAGCCATCGACTGTATTGGGTCTGTATTTTTCTGTCCAAAGTTGTTTCATAATATAATCCGTTCTAAAAAATTATATTATAACTTATTACAGATTGAAAAACTTTTTAACTTTGTCAAAAAATGATAATTTTGGTGCTACATATGTAGGTGGTTTCGATGGCATAGTAGGTCGTGGTTTTTCAACAATCTTAGCAACAGGTTTCTTAGCAACAGGTTTCTTAGCAACAGGTTTCTTAGCAACAGGTTTCTTAGCAACAGGTTTCTTAGCAACAGGTTTCTTAGCAACAGGTTTCTTAGCAACAGGTTTCTTAGCAAGTGCTTTGTTTAATTCTATAATCATATCTTTTTTAGATTTTCTACGGTCTAATTCAACTCCGTTTTTTCTACCATGTGCTTCTAATTGCTTCTTTGTCATTTTTTGAAAATTCATTATTTTCTCCTTGTGTTATTGTGTTTTTTTATTTAGTTAAATAATTCTTTGAACATATTAATCTTATTAGATTGTTTGGTTTTAGTCATGTTATTGGTCGATATACCGAAGTAAGTATCGTTCAACTCAATGCCAATAAACCCTCGGTTCATCGATTTGCATGACATACCAGTGGTCGCTGTACCCATAAAACAATCTAGCACAGTGTCTTTCTCTGATGTAAAGTTTGTAATCACCCAATCAGAAACATCGCTATGCATCACCGCTTTGTGATTTTTTGGCATGTTTGAATTCACCGATGTCGTTATTATATTTTTTGTATATGTATTATTAGACACCAATGCTTCGTTACCGAATACAATAATGTATTCATGTGAGTTTGTAATACTACCACCTGATGCAGGCATAGGGTTTGTTTTCTCCCACACAATTATCTCTTGAATAACATCACTGTACTTCCCAATGATGCCAAACACATCCTTTTTATTGTAGAAGTTCTTTTGGATGTTGAAGAACACATTGCCTTTAGTGACTCTAATCAACTCATCGATTACATTACACATCCAACCATAGTAGTCATCGACTACATCATCGTAATGGTCGTATTTGTCGTTCCTCTTTCGATTGTATGGCGGTGATGTGAATGAAAAATCGACGGCATCATCTTCCATCTTTTTCATTTCATCGATACAATCGCCATGGAGTAATATTTCTACCATCAGTAATTATTCTTCTTTTAAAATATTAATTAAAATCTCTTGTTCCCACTCTTCCTCTAAATCGCCAAAACTGGGACATTGTTTGATTAATCTATCAATTACATGTCTGAGCATAACCAAATCCTTTTTGCTCGCGGACGCAACCCAACCGTCGTTATACGGCGAGCATGCGAGAAGTTTTATGGCTCGAAGTTGTGCCGTAATAGAATCAACTCTAGACTGTACCATTGTTAAGCATTGTGTGAGTTATGCATTGAGCCATGAATTCTTGCTCTATCTGATGTAACTACTACCGCAGATGTGGCAGTGTCATCAGTTTGAACTTCATCACTAACCAATAATATATCATTGTTGTCAATCCGCCTAAGGGTAATATCCTCGTCGTTAAATTCAATCTTAATGCCTCGTGTCCAACGTCCATGGGAGACTAGAACATATTGCCCCACAGTAACATCAGACTGTTTATCACCAACCGCATATACTTCTGCCCAACGTGGTCTAATACCCGTTGATGTTTTATCATCGCCTGGAAGTAAAATTCCATTAGATGTGAATCTCTCACCAAAGTGCATATCCTTGACTAATATATTGTCGTGTAGTGCTTTAATTGATTTAATTTTATATGTATTGATTGACGCCATGTTTACTTTCCCATATGTGTAATAATTTTATTTGCCATCCACTTATTTGTTTTAATGCCCGGATGGTGGTTTGCTGGAGTTAAGTCGACTATGTTATTATCCATTGATTCAAACATATTAATCCACATATCCGTATTTAATGTTTTTAATGTACTCGATAATTTATAATGAAAGCGAGATAATTCGTCATCGTTGCGATTATCAAAGTCTAATAAATCCTTTGTATATGTACTAAAACTATTATCCATGTCATTGTAATTATTAGTTGCAAATAGATCTTTGGTCCATTGTAATAACCCATTAATATAATAACTTTTAGTATTATTTGTACTTGCAACTGAATCTAGTATTTTACAATACCCAACTAAATCAATTAGACATTGAAATTCCCCGTTCAGCATTAGTAACGTATCTGTAAAGGTACGTTTTTTATTTTTAGATAAGTGTATTTCTCTGTATGTGTATTCGGCATTATTTTGGTCGTTGGTAAAAAACTGCGTATCCGGACCAGGAAATAACCATAAACGCGTAGGTATAGTCCATTGTGTAAACACTGCATTAAACTTATTACTCTGAATTGCTGATGCAGAACGCATGAATGTAAGGTAGTTACTAGACCCTTTAATTGCAATGTTTTCTACTGGAGTATTAGTTTGCTCGCCCACTACATATGGATAGGTGTATCGTAAACGATCACTGTTGCAAAACCCTTCACCGAATGTGAAACTACAACCATTAAAACAAAACATTAGATTTTCTTAACTCCTTTTTTACCACGAGATTCTTCTCTTGGTGTTTGTGATTTTTTCTGCTCAACTTCTCTTGCCTTTGCAATTGCAGATGCAAGTCCACCTTTTTTAGGTTTGGTGTCTGCTTTAGTAGGTTCATCTACCATTGTTGTTTCAACGATGGGTTCTTGTACTTCCAATGGAGAGTCAAATCCTTCGATTTCATCGTCTTCAATGGTTTCCCTAATACCAACGGGCGCATCAATGATTTGATTTCGAATTTGCTTTCTGTATACTTGGTTTACTTGCTGTGCTTTAGATGAAACTATGTCATTCTTCTTATTAATCACATCGCCTTTTGCATTGACGCCCATGTTACCTACAGCGCGGACATCTTCATTCCTAAGAAGTAAAGCACCCATATCAACCGATTTGCCTAGTGCAGTTCTGTACATCTTATTTGCCATCGTTATAACCTCTTTTAAAAAATATTATTTGTATTTAACGTAAAAATTCACTTACATCTAAATTGTAGTACATACTATCAATTTTATGAACATTTAATTTGAATAACACAAAACTCGATACACTAGAACCACGCCCAACACCCCATATTATGTCATTCTTCTTCATCTCGTCAACTAAGTACTTCATGTATTTTAACAAGTTGAATAGGTTGCGTTCTTGGTACATAATAAGTTCAAGTCCGCACCGTTGTAGTTCTTCGCTAGTATTGCACAATGACAATACATATTCTGCGATATCCATCTCCTTGTACTCAGATGGCATGAACCAATTGGTTTGGTTATTGGCATCAAACTCTTCTATGGATAAATTATCTGACGATGGATATTCCAATGTCGTGTACTTAGTATAGGTATTGGTATGCTTAATATCAGAATTGCACGAATCGTCGACTAGGAATGATGTGTTAGTGACATCATTTCCCTGCATGATATAATCACATATATCACTTTGGTTATATATAAACTGACCAAACCCATCCTTAATCATGAAATATTAATCTTGTCAGTGTGGTCATCGCCCTTGTCTTTGGGGAACATATCATTAAGTTTTTGTGCACGTGCACTGTTATAACTTTCAAGTGCCATGCCGACTTGATTTATCAAACTTTGATTATTTGTTTGGTACGCGAAATTTAATTTACCAGTTAAGTCAGAGATTTTATTTTGTATCTCATCTAACGTTAACTCTGATAAATCAGTTGTGCTTAGAAATGGATGTTCCATACGTTAAATCTATAAAATAAAAATTAATTATATATATAAATTCAACAATATGTTATGTTATAGTACCGAAATACTATTTTAGGTTACCAAGTAGCAACTGCAACTCTTTTCCATATACTTGTAGCACCGTCGTAATCAGCGGTACATACGTACATGTAACTAGCATCAAATGCTGACATGCCTTTTAAGTCCCCTGATGTACCAATTGCAGTAGCAGGCGTTCTAAACTCAGGTGTAAATTGTGGCGTAGTAACTTCATTAATTGCAACAGTTGTTCCGCCGTCACGTGTACTTAACTCATATACATATGTTCCTGGTGTGCTTACTGTAATAACCTGACCTGTTTGCCCCGTCACATTACCCACAGTGACAGTAGCAGGCAGTGTGATTGTTTTAGCGACACTATCTACAATTACTTCTAAACGGACTTTACTATAACTCCCCGTCGATGGCCAATCAGCACTAGTACCATCACTAAACGCAAGTGTAAATGATGCATTTGGAGTGATTGTGTGATATGAACCTGCTTTAATACCTAAGTTAAGTGGGTTTTCTGATGCAATGTGTGATACAACTGTTTCTCTCGCATCCTTCATATTTGCGGATTTAATAACAGACCCTGCCATGTCATTGTCTAAACTTCCTGCACCAACAAGAGCACTTTTGAAAATGCCTTTAGATTGGATGTCTTCTAGTTCAGATTTCGCCTCAATAAAGTTTGAATTCGTGTTGGAGAAATTATCTCTGAACCCTTGGCTATCATTATCTTGACCAGCAACAGGGTACGCTGTATTAATTGTAGTTGTGTTGATATTGCTTGCCATTTTGGAAATCCTTTAAATTATGTTATGTTATTTTGTATTTATAATATCTTTCTTAGGAAATATTAAATATTCGTCAAATCTGTCTGTTATATTGTATGTCGTGTATGTGCCTTTTTGCCCATTGTCTGCTGTAATACTAATGGTGTCTGCAGTTTTGGTACTAATATCTGCTTTATTTACGCGTACGCCAACAAACACACATGATTTCTTGTCGAATATTGTTTCAGTAGATGTACTGTCGAAACTATCTACAGTTACTGCCGAACTGTCCGACGTTATTGTAGTTGAATCAACAGAATAAGTGTGCTCGTATATATCAAATGTTGTACTGTCTGTTGGAAGCCATCGTTGGTCTTCAGCATCCCAATTTTCTGTGAATTGTGACTTCAATGTGTATCTATCAGATACAAAATTAATTTTATTCAATGCCGTACTGAATTTTTTATCAATGTTGTACGCAACTGATTTGGATTGACCTGGTAACGTATATGCTATAACCCACGCCGCGGTAAATCCCAAAATGTTTCCATCTGTTTGCTTAGATAACATCCACATCGGTAATTCGGACGAAACTTGTCCTGTTTTGTTAATTACGCGATTTCGCATATTATCTAAACTGTTGGGATAAACATTACCAAATGCAGTATCGACCGACAATGATACGGATTTCATATCGTCTATGATTTCACTGTACACAACTTCGTATAATACATCACCGCTATCATTTAATGCCTGTGCTGTTTTAATCCCGCCTAACACAAGTCGTTTATTGTAGTGATTTTGTTCCAATGATTCTGTGTAAGTTTTTATTGTTTCTGGACTTAGTCCATATGCATGTACGTATGAAACCCCATTCGCAACACCATAATGTGGGTCAGAAGACCTATACAATAATTCTTCTTTAATAATATCTTGGTTTTGCAATAATGAATCTATTGTTTTTCTATCGATTTGTGAAATTAACGCGTCAATATTCAACTCATGTGTTGGTGTGTTGTGTTTTCTATCGACTAATATACTAAATGTTTTAAATGTTGATATTTTAGAATTTTCACTATATGCCTCGACGGTGAATGTGAAATTTTTATCGACTGTCGTTGTACCGCCATCAAGTGAAATCGTTTTTGTCCCACTCACATCGGTTCGAATTAGATTAGTATCGACTGTTGTGATATTATCTGATGTTATGTTATAGTCAATTAATCCAAATGTTTGGTAACTCACCCTTCCGATAATATCCCCATTACTAGATACCGTCAAACCTTGTGGGAGTTTATTATAAGAACCACCACTTTTTAATCTATATTTCAGCGATGTTCCTACCAACGAAGTTGCATTGACATTGAACATACTTATACCACCATTATCGATTGTTCCTAGTTTGGTATTTGTACCCCATGTGACATCAGAATTTATATCTCCTACTATTTTTATCTTGAAATTAAATATATTACTAGACAACACATTTTCTTTTTTATACACGATGACTGAAAATGTGTGTTCCTTTTCAGTCAATCCAATATTAGATAACGTTCCATGTAGGAAACCTGTATCAACATCCAACGTGAGTCCATCGGGCAAAGAGTCGGTGTAGTCTACTGTAATTGTGGAATTATTCACGAGATGCAATGTGCTGTCTGCCGAATCCATCAACCCTTCTGCATAATGCAATATATCGTTATTATAATCAACCCCTTGGAATTGATGTGAAAAATAGTTATTATGTACGAAAGTTCCCAAATCCTCTACATAATTTTGTATAAATGGAGCACGGGTTATTGTGTCGGCTCTTATAGCATCACTATCTGCTGTAAATGCAGTTGAATCTGTAGTAGTAACTCCCACGTAAAATGAGAATGTCCTTAGGTTAAAATCGGTGCCATCCGTGATTTTTAATGTGAATTGATAATTCTTACTAATGGTACCCGTGTTGAATTGCATTGGTTGTGAATCCCACGCTTCATTTTCCCACCCTGCAATAGAGTCTCCGATTTCTGTGATTGGGGCAATGTACCCATATATCAGACCCGATGAACTTATACCAACACCAAGAGGCAATTCTCCGCTAGCAATACTAACAGTTGCAGTATCACTTGGGTCAGTATCAGTAAATTCTATTTGTTTATTAATTAACTGTCCGTCGAAATAACTACCTAAATTGCCAGACGGGGTGATAAATTCAGGAGCATCTTGTCCAGTAACAGTAATTGAGAATGTTCTATCATTTAATGAATCAACGACAATCACACCATTTACGGTGGTTTCGGTATATACTCTTATTGAAAATTTTGATACTACATTTTCGGATACAGCATTGGGAATACCCTGTACATATGCAATCGGCGTGCCTTCAATTGCACCATTAGTGCCTATATGTATTCCTTGCGGGAGAGAACCTGCAATCTTTACATACTTAACTTTAGACGAATCAGCAGGAAAATTTGGGTCGTATGCCTCCAAGTTGGCTCGATAAAATTTTCCTTCGGGTATAGTGCCTAAACTACCGGAACCAGTGACCCAAGATGGTTGTGCCATTGCATCACCTCAATGGTTAAATATTAATGCAAGTCAACCCAAGTAGGAACTGATGCGTCGGAGCAAACTTGTAATTTAGTAGTAGTAGTATTAAAAATTACCATACCTGTCACGTCAGTTAATGCATCTCTGATTGTTGTAGTCATACTAGCAAATGTAATTGTGCTACCTGCTGTAACTGCACCTGTTAGAGTTGATGTTCCAGCAACTGCCAATGTACTACTTGCTGTTACTGCGTTTGCTAGTATAATAGTACCTGAGCCATTTGGATCTAGTGTTAAGTTAGCGTTAGGATCATCAGTTGAGATAGTGTTTCCACTAAGTTTGATACCACTTAAAGTTGTTCCACCTAATTCTGTGTAAACTTCAACAAAGTTATCGTTAACCTTGTCAAACGCCGTTCTTAATTGGTCGCCCGTGCCGTCGTTTGCAGTTGCACCAATATTGATTGTTTGTTGAGCCATTTTATTTTCCTAGTAAATTATAATTTATTGTATTTATACTTTTTTTTGTATATCTTTATTTACAGTATATTACTAGGAGGTGATTTTTTCCCAATCAATTGGCGGTCGGCGAAGAATATGCGATAACTACCATCTATTGCATTGTATTCGGTAGCATGTGATGTGAGGAATGGCAATAAATCAGATAAATCAAATTGAATTCGTTTATTTGTTATTAACACCATTGATGATTTGATATCATCAGTTTCAGAGATTACATTGAATATACCACTCGAATCGACAATGATTGAATTATATGTATCCTGTATCGCTATGTTAATCTTGTCGGTTTCAATGTTTTTAAAGAATTCTCTATTATCATCAGTGAGTTCATGTGAGCCATCGTGGTAATTGATGGGGTATTCTTTAGAAAATTGCATAATAGAAGGCAAAAATCCACCAATTGTTTTTTCAATCGAAACATCAATTGCAAATTGATTAGAACCTACTGCCTCAGAAAATTCATTATCTGAATGTATTTCATCAATATTAATGAATTTATTTTCTGGGTCATTGTCAAAATCCATCACAAAACACTCAAAGTCTAAATTGTAATTCTTTTTCCGCAATGCAGTAGCATATATTTTGTTATGTCCCGTTGTTGCTATTATATTAGAATTTATTTTTATAACAAACACAGGACTGTGCCAATCTTCTTCCAATCCAATATTACATAATCTGATTTTTCTATGTAAGTATGCTTTGTTTTCTATGCTCCCGTTAAAATTTGATTTGAATAATTCATTTGCTTCATTTCTATAAATGCTAACTTGCTCATTGAATTCCCCTCTTGAGAAATTGCATTTATAAAAATTACAAAATTTTCGTACGTACGCAACAAAGCCCTGGTCAAGACCAGGTAGGCAAATTCTTGTATAATTAGTTGAGTGTTTCTTTTCGAAAATTATATCGGTGTTATTGGTTATAACACGATATCCATCAGATGGATACATCAATTTCGTCGAGTTATTCGTCCTAGAGTTATATCATATGGACTCATTGTTGCTTCGATGGCATCACCAAGTATGACCTTGATTCTGTTCTTGCGCATTCGACCAGACAAATGACATAGTATTGTGCTATCGGTATCGTCGAGTTGAACCTTGAACTTATTACCCGGTAAGACTGCTATAACCTTACCTGTAACTTCTATATCCTCTGCTTTAGGCATTAAGAACCGATTGCGGCTTTTTCGTCCATGATTTCTTTACGACGTTCTTTGCCCGCTTTTGTAATTTCTTGGATTGCTTTGCGTGCTCTTGCAGCACTTGCTTTAACGCCTTTCTCTGTTAATTTAGCATTCTCTGCTAAGTAAATGTTGAATTGTTCTACGATAATTTCGTGATTTGTCATTT